TGGAAAAATGTTAGGTCGATTAAAAAATGAGGAGGCAGGGAGGGGGGCTTGATTTCTCTATTGACCACTATAATTTATTAGCTAATTTTAGGGTTTAAAGTTACCTTCCTCTTACTCTCTCAAGGCTTAGAGGATTCCCCATTCACGACAATAAAATATTAGGTAAAAATAGGGTTACTTACTTACTCTCCCAAAGGTCTACACTCTTCCTCTATTATGTTAAAATAAGGTTACATTCCTCCATAACCAACCCTCTTTCATTATTACAAAAAGAAGGTTGAAAATTACCTTCTTAAAAATACCAGCATAAATTTTTAAGGTTAAAATAGGGTTGATTAATAGTTACCTTAGATAAAATAAAAGGGTAACTTAAATGTCACCCTACTAGATTAGAAAGAAGGAGTTCCTTCAGTTTCCTTTAAAAATTTACTATGACTAATCGCTATTGACCTCTCAGGATTAGCATGACCTTTCTCACCATAGAAGGGATTGGCTATGTGCTTCTCAAGGCTAAGGATTAAGGAGTTAAAGATAAATCTTCTTGTGTCCATACCTGCTTTGCTACAGATTAGTTCCATACGAGGTGTTACTGTGTCAGACTTGATGCTAAAGCATGAATAATACTCAATAGGAGTAAGGTTGTAAAGGCTTAACCATTCATCTAAGGTCTGAAGCTTATCTTTCATGATGATCTTTCTTGTGACCATCTTTGTGAAGTTAGCGTTGAATCTAAACTTGGCTGTGAAGTCCTCTGTGGTAAAGTAGCGGTTAAGGTAGCGTGAATATCTATCTCTGTATCTATCCATCCTCTTTGTGCTTAAGGCTACAAACTTACCATAAGCTCTAGGACTAATTACTTTCTTGAAGAAAAGCATCTCCTGTGAAGTTCTAGGCATAAACTTCTTGTGATCTAAGCTTAGGAAAAATCTAAAAGGAATAGGATTGTAGTTCTCATAATCCTCAATGCTTACTCTGTGGAAGTAGTTATACTTAGCACTATAGAGGAAGTTGGCTACTGCTTGTGCTCCATTTTCTTTATACACAAGATCACACAAATCCATGCCTTTGTAAGTCATGCTCATTAGGTTAAAGTAAAGCTTTCCTAGCTCACTGTGGCTTAGCTCTTCTGTGCACAGGTGATAGTAGTCTCTAAGAGGACTTCTAGAGTATTTTATCTCTGTGATATCCTTACCATAGTGCAATTTCACAAGGTCTTTAACATTCTGCTTAAGGCTTCCATTGGCTACTCTCTTTCCTTCCAATTCCACAGAAGCTTGAAAGTATTCTTCTGAGATGATATTGTTTCCTGGATGCCTATCTTTACTGAAGTAGAGGTTAAAAATTTTACTGTACATTTATATACTCCTTTGGCTAGTAAAAATAATTTTAGCACTTTAGTGGATTATAGTCAATAGGTAAAATAATAAAGTTTTCCTAAAATATCTATCTGGGGATAAATGATTTATATATATAATTAACTTAATACTTACTACTTAGTTACTAAGTTAGTAGTTAAGTAGTTACTAAGTAAGTATATAAGCATTAATAATTAGTATATATAATTTAACTACTTAGTTACTAAGTTAGTAGTTAAGTATTAAGTACTTAATGATTAATGTTAAGTAAGTTAATTATATATATAAATCATTTATGTACAGATAAAACACAAAAGGGTTGTTGACAGATTTTCACTCTTGTGCTAAGATTATTAACATGAAAATTCTAAGTTTAGATCTAAGCACAAAAAGTTCAGGATATGCAGTTTTTGAGGATGAAAAATTAATTGATTATGGTGTGATTAAAAGCACAGACGAAGACCTTCTTGTGAGAGGTAACTACATGGCAGAGTTTGTGAGATTACTCTGTGAGAAATATGGCAAATTTGATTTAGTCGGAATTGAAGAGCTAAAAGTTTTAAGTAATCAGGCAACTCTTGTGAAATTAGCACAGGTGCAAGGTATGGTTTTAAGAGAGCTAAAAGATCAAGAGGTTAAGTTTGTAATGCCTACTGTGTGGAGAAAAAAATTTAAGCTAAACGGTAAAAGAGCTGATGCAAAAGCTAAGGCTATCGAGCTTTGTGGAGAGCTTGGTTATGAAGTTGAATGTGATGATGATGCAGAAGCAATACTTTTAGGAATTTATTTCCAAAAAGGGTTGACAAGGAAACCCTAATCTGATATACTAATTATCAGGCACACCTATTCCTTTCTGTGTGCTAGGATAGATTGCTCATTGTGAGCGGTGTTTGTTTCACGGTGAATGGTGAGAGGTTTTTGTTGGTATTTTTCCCTCTCACCTCCCTCTGCCCTTGTAGCCAAGAGGTTAAGGCATGGCTCTGCAAAAGCTTGATCGTAGGTTCAAATCCTATCAGGGGCTTGTCATGATTGGTATTCATGTCTCCTATGGGGTATCTACCCCTCTGCATCCTTGGTCTAATGGATATGACAGAGGTCTTCTAAACCTTTAATACAGGTTCGATTCCTGTAGGATGTATATCAAATTTTGGAGGTTTGCTAGTATGGCTAGAACTGGTAAACTTTACTCTGAAACAATGCGAGAACTCAGTCTCTTGGATGAGGACTCACTAAAGCTTTATCAAATGCGTTGGGGGCTAGTAGACGTAGATGAAGTTCTTGTGAGTAAGATAGGCTTTGAAGTCTATAACTCAATTCCTCCTGCAACTCCTGTGGCTAAAAATGCTATGCTTCAAATTATGGCTAGTTTTGAAGATAACTATGAGCGTAAGGAGTGGGCTGACCGTATTGAGGGTAAAGCAACTCAAACTACTGTCAATGTCAACCACGATACCAAGGATGGTGTTGAGGAGCTTAAGAACTACACTAAAGCTAAGCTTGATGAGTTGTTTGGAGATATGAATGACTAAGAAGAACCCTAGAAATAAGGTTTTTGATAGCTATTATCCTGATCTTTTGGTTTTATTAGAGACATTTGCATCCTCAGTGATCTATGATGGTGATTATTTGACTGCTGAAGATGCTGTCATTGACTACCTTGTGGATATGTACTCTTCGACATTCCTAGATGAGATTGATTACATCTTGGATGCCTTAGGGTACAATATCTATCCACAGGATCTAATAAACCTGAGAAATGGTGTAGATACTTCTTCTTTTGTGAGAAGTAATCGTGGAAGACTAAGAGAAATTCTTGATGGTCATGTAAAAGACCTTAAGAAGCTTGTGAATGAAAACAAGGACACTCAGAGCAAAGAAGATATCTACAAGTCCTATTGGTCTAACATTGACCGTCTTGCTTTAAGTGAGACACAGATGGGAATTGAGAAAGCTTCTGTGCAAAGTGCTAAACTCTTTGGAGACATCACAGGTGAACAGCTCCTTAAGACATGGAACGCTGTAGGTGATAAGCGAACATGCCCTATCTGTAAGGCTATGGATGGTTTGACCATTCCTGTGGATGAAAGCTTCCAAGCTGTAGCTCCTTCAGTTCAGATCTCAGAAAGTCTTGATTACACAGGAGGAGATACTGTTTATGCACATCCAAGATGCAGATGTTGGGTTACTTACTCAAAAGCGTAAGGTTTTATCCAACAAGGAGAAGCTATCAATCCTTTTGGATCAAGTAACTCCACAGGATCAACTAAAAGATGCTGTGAAGGGAAAAATACCAAAGCACTTCAAGCGAAACACCATTCGTGAGAGGTTTGGTTTAGAAAAAGAATTAGAATATTACAAGCTTGGGTTCACCACAGCATTATCTGAGTTTAACTTAGAGCTATGGTGGTCTCAAGCTGTGCAATTTGGAGCGTTCCTTAGTGGAGACTTCAAAACAGGATACTGTGTGGCTACTCCTCGGTATGGTAAGTCCTTCCTCTGTGGCATTATGTCAAACCATTTTGCCTATGAAGGTGAGAACTGCTATGCTGTAGGATCAACACAAGAGTATTCAGGAATTATCATCCAGCATGCTAGGGAAATCCTAGTGAACGCTCACCCTGATGTGAAGGCTATGTTGTCCTTTGATGAAAAGGATGTCACCTCAGTGGATAAGCGACTAAAGCGTGGTTTATCATCATTCTCTAGTGAGGGGTTCACATTCAGAAATGGTGGTAAGTTAGAGGGTCTATCCGCAGGTAGTAACTACACTGATCCATCTAAAATCCACGTTATTGGTCGTGGAGGAAACATGTTTGGGGATGAAGCTTCTGACATCTCACCTATTGCCCTTGGTCACATGGGTCGTAGAGAATTTGAGTCAGATGATGGTCGTAAGTTGATTATGTACCTAATCTCTAACCCTCGGTCATTGAATAGTTTTTATGACTTCATGACCAATGAGGATCTTGCTGATGATGAATTTGTTATGTGGCTGGATGTGGTTACAGCAATGGAGGAGGGAAGCATCAGGTACACCAAGGATGAGTTGATGAGATCTCAGTTCACAATTACAGAAGATTCTATTCGAGAAAACCTTCTGTGTGAGTTCCCTACTGAGAGATCTTCATTCTTTGATGCCTCACCTGATATTCTTGATGATTTTGACATGAAAGCAGATGGCTTGGAGTTCTTCCTTGGAGTGGATAGTGCCTATAAAGGTGCGGACTCTATTCAGGTTACTATCTCTTCTGTGGACAAGTCTAATCACTTCACAGCTATTGATACAATGGACATTAAGCCTAAAGAGTGGATTGATGGTGTCACAGCTATTGAAATTGTCAATAAGATTGTGACCATTGCCAATCAACTCAATGTGAAAGCTATCGGCATAGATGCTGGTGGTGGAGCACATATTGTACAGCCTCTCAAGATGAGAAGGTTGTCAGGACAGCTAAAATGCCCTGTGTATGACATCAACTTTGGTGGTAAACCTACTGAGATTAAGATCATTGGTAAAGATCCTAGTGCTGAATATGCCTTTAACCGTAGAGCTGAAATGCACCTAATGTTGAGAGGTATGATGGAAGCACAGAGAGTTTCCTTTGTGAGAAAAGTGTGGGATGCTATCTCAAGGCAGATGTCATTTGTGTCTGAGGTTCAAAGACCTGAGGACAGAAAAGTTAAGATCAGACCTAAGGCAGAGATCAAGAAGCTACTTAGACAGTCTCCTGACGAACTGGATAGTGTATTGCTTTCTCTCCATGTGGCTGAGCTTTATTACTTAGGAGGGTCATAATGACTTGTGGAAAGTGTAAGAAAGATGACTGTGGTGGTCAATGTGCAATGGATAGGCACTTCCTTGCTGACTACAAGGACAGATTGATCTATTCAAGTACAGGATTCAGAGGAACATCTATCAATGAAAATCTAGAAGAGATTGAGCAACTGGCTCTTGATCTTCCTGATGTTGATTACATCCTAGATAACATTGTTAATTACATGTTCACCAACTCACTTACTACTGATGACTTCAGTAAGGATGAGGAGTTGAGAAAATTCCTCTATGGTCATAACTTTAATGGTCAGAGAAACTATGATGTACTGAAGCAAGTAGCTAAAGGGTATAGAAAATATGGATACTATGGTATATTAGCCACAAAAGATGGTCTTGTAGGTATTCATCCTAAGGACATTCTTGCTTGTGTGATTGACTACCCTAAAATCCCTGTGTTAAGACAAAACTTGACTTATCTTATCAAGAAGGGTGATTACTACAGAACACCTTATGTACAGAAAACAGGAAACCCTAGAGTAGCAAGTGATTACTCAGAGGATGATATCAAAGAAATCCTTAAAGATCCTGAGAAGTACAAGAATGATGTAATGGTTGTAACTAGTGATGAGTTCGCTTGTGTCAGATTAGATACATCACAGGTATTCTGTATGAGTCCTTTGCTTAAGGATAGAAAGCGTGTAGAGCTTATTCTAAATATCCTTAACCGTATGAACTATGATATTTCAAGAAATGGTATTGGTACTATTGCTTTACAAGCTAAGGATACCTTGGAAGAGCAGATTGAGGAAAGTGTAGAGCAAGGTTCTGCTTTCTCTAGTGGAGAGTTACTTGACATGGGTAGAACTGCTAAGGCAGAACGTACCCAGAAGATTGTCGAGGATATGAACGCTTTTGCTGAGAAACTTTCTGAAACTGAGTTCAATGATGCTATTGTGTACTCAGGCAACTTCCAAAACCTAGAACAGCTAGAGCGTGATACTAAAGCAACTGACTTCCTGGACTACTTATCACAGTATGTTCCAGCTATTATCTGTCAGATGTTTGGAGTACCTGCTAGACTGTTTGACTTGAATAAAACAGTATCGAATATTGGTACTTACAGCATCATTGATAACGCTATGAAGAACACAATCA